CGAGGAGGCCGCCTCTTCTAATATTACACTCCACCTACTGTTGTTAAATCCAACAGCGGCCATCACCATTCATAACGTGGTGCCGACCTAAAAAGTTGCAAGTGGTAGATTATTAGTAAGCGGTCTTCTCGGTTTCGTAGCACTTTGTAAATGCTATGGGACGTTGGAGCTTAACTCCTATTTTAGAGGCGTGACAATGTTAGTTATCAAACCCCGTAGATCAACTCTTAGTATGCGTACCCAAACTATCCGAGTCTTTGATGGCTCGGCGTATGGGGGCGCTAAACCGCTAGTTACTATAGGTAACCCCGCCCTTACAAGCAACGTTGCTTGGGAGGACTATAGGGATACCGTAGGTCCAGCGAACTATAAGTTTTTGATCAGGGAAGGACTCAATGCTACCGGTAAGTTGACCGGATTTGAGGCCGAACAGAAGGGAGACCCTAATGGAGTTTACTACTCCAAAGTTACAAATAACAAAGGCCTCCCTTCTCAGGTAACCGACTACAGTATCACAAGGGGAACCACCTGTCCAGGTGGGTTTCCGAGTGGTCCTGCTTCATCAGCCACTAGAGCCCAAAACCAGGCACTCACTCGGTTCTACATCAATGCCCGAAAAGCCCAAACCATTTTACAAACTGGTGTGGTTATCGGAACATTGGGGCAGACACTGAGAGAGATTGTACACTCAGCACAAGGCATTCGCCGAGGACTGTTTACTTACCTAGGTGCCGTATCTCACGGCAACTTCTTAAGAACGGTTAAACGGAACAGAAATTCCGCCTCACAGTTGAAGTTTGTGCGAGAGCGCTGGCTCGAAGGATCCTTTGGTTGGCTTCCCTTAGTGCATGATATAGATGATGCCATGAATCTCTTGGCTACTAACCCAGACTGGCTGGAAGAACGCGTATTCGTACGCGGCTACGGCGAGACTGAGTCAGTAATAACCAAGAACTCTGGAACTCTATTTACATACAAATGGGAAACCCTTACAAAGGATAAGTGGCAGGTTATTTACTACGGCTCCGTCTATCGACGGTCTCCGTATGCCTGCCCTGCGCGGGACACGGGGCCATCCGGCCTCGATCCAAGTAATTGGTTGCCTACGCTATGGGAGATTATCCCATATTCCTTCGTTGCTGACTATTTCTTCAATATTCAGCAAATTTTGTCAGCATACTCCTTTAATCAAGCTCTCATTAAGTGGGCTGCACAAACTATTAGGTATACGAAGTCTCACAAGACTTTTAATGCTCAACAAGTTGTGTTTCCCAGTGAGACCTTTATTAGTCACTCGCCTGGGTACTCTCTGCATACTGAAAAATCCGTCGGGCGCCAGGCTCTTGGGGAAGTTGGAATTCCAACTTTGGATTTCACTATCCCCGGTCTGTCTACTCAATGGATTAACCTTGCAGCCCTGTTTGCAAAAGGCAAGAATGTGCAGAATTCATATAGGTAGTCCTATAGCGCCTATCTATTAACGTAGTCTCCTCAGAGGTATTCCCATGTTACAGATCCGGTTCAACCGACTGCAAACTTGGTCTCCTGATTCTTCGATCACAGGTGGTGCTCAGACTAACTTGACGACTCCAACTTATACGTTGGTAGCCGATAGCGCGTCTGAGCCCAATGCAGTGCAACATGCCGTCAGTGCTTTGGGTGGAACCCAAGCTGGCGTTGTAGCGCACTCCATTAGCAAGCCCTTTACTGTGACGGCGGTTAAACCTAAGGTCCCAAAGACCCTAGGCCCCATCAATTCAGTAACGGGTGTGCGAAATGGTACCATACCGAAAAACACGCACTGGATCATTATCCGAAAGGGTGTTGATTGTAGTTCGGTCGATACGAATCAGCTTGCAACTGTCCGCGTCCAAATTGACGTGCCAGCTGGGGCTGATAGTTACGACGCGAACTCAGTACGTGCGATGATTTCCTTCCTAGTTGGCATTCTCTCTGAAGAGAGCGCCGACTTGGGGGATACGGTTGTTACTGGCGTTCTTTGAGGATTAACTCCTCTTAGACTTATCCTTACTCACTCACTTGAGGCCTATATGACAAGTCGAAACGTCTCTTCTGCTAATTGGGAATTCTTTCCTTACAGCTTTAGCTGTATGCCTGACCCTGATACCTATTTCCTTATGTCCCTCCTTGCAGAGGGGCGCTGGAGAGAAGATCAGTATCTTGCGCATACTTCTGATGGTTCTTCGTTCTGGTCTAAATGCCAGTACAAGCTCCCTCATGGTGTGCGGCTAGAGTTCTCGCGGAATCAGGCCCTTCAAACAGGCCCCGATCACGATTGGCAGAATGTAACATTGCAGCCTGACGGCATCCAAAAATTGCCGATAACTATCCACTTTAGGTGGGTAGCTAAAGACCTCTGCTATGAGGTCATAATCAGTGACTGCGATCTCCAACCCTTCACTTACGATCAGTGTGGGCTTGTTGTTACCGTAATCCTGGCGAAAATGTCGACCTACCTTTATTGTGTAGGCTGACATTCACCCAGTACACTATTGTGTAAATCATCTTAGGAGAACAATATGGGAGTTTTCCCTGTCGCTCTTTTACAATGCCTTAATCACGATCTTATCCAGTATGGGGACCTGGGAAACCAGATCTATCCTGGAGCTACTCCACGTGAGGCAGCTGTTGTCAGCTTGCGAAGGTCATTCACTCGTAAATGGGTGAGTGATCAGACCGATGCTGCGGATAATGCCTGTCTAACTAAGTTCTTGTATACGAATGAACGTTGCAAGAACTGGACGCTAGACAAAGATAAGCTACAAACCTGGGACGAAGAACTTCTTGGCGAGTTTAAAAACTCTGTTGATAGGTTCTTTCATCCTGGGGGAGTTCCCTTAGTTGGACACTTTGGGTCTCTCTTAGCAGTTGCTAGGGTGGGACCTGGGGCGTCACTCGGTGCTCGAGGGGGCGACTTCTATACGAAGTTGTTCTCAAGTCCACTGACGTCTACGAGGCGTGCCCTGTACGATGAGTACAGGCGCTATGTGCGCAACTACCCTGAGTGGTGTATAGCGGAGCAGATCCGCAGCACTGCCTTCGGCGAGTGCCGCATAGTGAAAGGAAATCGTTTGAGCTTTGTTGCGAAGTATACGCATATATCCCGGTCTATATGCACGGAACCCTCGCTGAATATGTTTTATCAGCTTGGTCTCGAGTGCGTACTTAGAGAGCGATTACGGTCATACTTCGGTATCGATCTATCGAATCAGCAATTTAAGAACCAGGATCTTGCTCGTCGTGGCAGCTTGGGCGAGGGCTATTCCACCCTTGACCTAGAGTCTGCTAGCGACTCGATTAGTACGAAGATGTGTGGTTGGGCACTCCCTAGTTGGCTTAACAGTCTACTAGATTTGCTTAGATCACCTACAACGGAAATCCGAGGTCGTGAGCATGTGCTACACATGGTGTCGACAATGGGGAATGGTTCAACATTCCCCTTGCAGACAATTCTGTTTAGCTGTATGGTCGAAGCGGCTGCTCGAATGGCAGAAGTTCATCTTCGCTTTCCTCGCGGCAATGATCAGGGTACCTTTGGTGTTTACGGGGACGATATTATATGCCCAAGTGCTTGCACTCGGTATGTGTATCGCCTCCTTGACCTCCTGGGTTTCTCTGTGAATACTTCGAAGTCCTTTGTAGAAGGGCCGTTTAGGGAGTCCTGTGGTGCCGATTTTTACCTCGGCATTAATATTCGGGGTGTCTATGTAGATTACCTCGAGTGTAAGCAGGACTACTACTCTGTAATTAACCAACTCAACCTGTTCTCTACAAGAACGGGCATCCGCCTACCTACCACGCAGCGCTGGTTACTCTCTCGAGTACCATTTAACGCTGTGCCTAGGTGGGAGGATGACTCCTCTGGGATAAAAGTTCCCGGCAGCCTTCTACGAAACCCTCCTCTCTGTGTCCACACTGGAAGTATTCTATATACACCCTATGTGGTTCAGAATCAGAAGATTCGTATTTTGGATTCTGCCGTCTTTGCTCCCAAGAGTCTGAAGTCTCGAATGTATAACCCTTCTGGGTTACTCATTTCGATATTACAGGGTTCCATTAGGTCCTCTTCGATTGCAGCTAGGCTTAGCCGTAATCGTTGGAGGACGAAGCTACGAGTAGCTCCCTACTGGGATGCTACTCCGAACGCCCACCCATTGTCTGGGTGGTTCTGCTGGCAGCGGTGGGAAACCGCTGTCTACCTTAACTTGTGAACTAAAATTCACTAGTTGAGCCCCTGGTGCAGGTATTGCACTCCCTT